CCTCTATCGCATTGTCCGCAGGTCTGGGGTTTTGGGGGGGTTCTGATGGCTGGTCGTGGTCCTGCTCCGAAGGCTGATCGTGTTGAGCAGGGTCGTGTGCCTGTGCGCGGTGAGCCGATGGTGGCTGATGCTGTGTCGTGGCGGTTTGAGCCGGTTGTTGCTCCTGATGGGTTGATGCCGGCGTCGGAGTTGGCGTGGTCTACGTGGTTTGATTCGTGGTTTGCGGCGTTCTGGACGCCTTCGGATATTCCTGGGTTGCGTCAGTTGATCCGGCTTTACGATCAGGTGGAGCGGGGCGAGTTTCAGCGTGCTTCCGAGCTCAGGTTGCAGATGGATACGTATGGGATTACGCCGAAGGGTCAGCAAGACAGGCGGTGGAAGCCGCCGACGGTTGTGGAGCCGAAGCCTGAGCGCGTGTCGCGTGGCGGGACTTATGGGGGTTTGAGGGCGGTCTGATGCCGTGGAAACCGAAAGCTGACGGTGATTTCCCGTCGCTCGGCTGGCAAATCCTCGAGTGGTGCACAGAGTTCTTACCTAGTCCGCGTGATCCGTCTGCGTCGTTGTTGTTCACGAATGAGCAGGCGTTGCAGATCGTCGAGTGGTATCGGCTCGACGAAACCGGGCAGCGTGTGTATCGTCGCGGGTATTCGCGGCGGTCGAAGGGCTGGGGCAAATCCCCGGTCGAAGCTGCCAAAAGCATTGCGGAGTTTCGTGGCCCGGTCCGTTTCGACGGATGGGATGCGGACGGCGAACCGGTCGGTCGGCCGTGGGGCACTGCGAACGACCCGCGGGCATGGGTGCAGATCGGCGCTATCTCCGAGGATCAGACCGACAACACATGGTCAGTCATCCACTACCTGCTGACCGAGAATGATGGGAAGGCGGCTGACGCGTTAGGGATTGACGCCGGTCTGACGCGCTGCTTCCTGCGGAACACGCCGGGTGCGAAGATGGAACCCGTCACGTCTGCTGCCGGTAGCCGTGAAGGGCAACCGATCACGTACGGGGTGATCGACGAATCACACCTGATGATCCCCTCCAACGGTGGGGTGCGGTTGGCTTCGACGATTCGGCGGAATGTCGCGAAGATGGGCGGCACCTCCTACGAAACCACCAACGCCTTCATCATCGGCCAGAAATCGGTAGCCGAATCATCGTGGAATGCCGTTCGTCGTGGGCGGGGCGGGATCTTCGCGGACGAGGTCGAAGCACCCCGGATCATTGACGGTGTCGAAGTCAACGAACACGCACCCGACACGATTCTGTTACGGGCGTTAGATGCGCCGTATGGGGATTCGTGGTGGGTTGACAAGCCACGCCAAGTGTCGGAGGCGCGTGACGGTTCGACACGGTGGGCTGATTGGGCCCGGTTCTTCCTGAACTGGAACATGGCGGACAGTTCCGGCTGGCAGGTCGTTGCTCAAACCGACTGGTTGGATTGTGCCGGCCAACCCTCGGCGGCGGGTAAGGGTGTCCCGGCGTTAGCGGTCGGTATCGGGCAACAGTCGGCGGCGCTCGCGTGGGCGGGCCGTCAGGACAACGGCAGGCTACGAGTCGAAGTGGTACGACACGAACCCGGCACCGGATGGCTCGTCGAAGCCTGTCGGAACGCTTATGCGGAGACGGGTGAGCCGATCCGGTTCGACCCCAAATCACCATCAGCCGGTGTGATACCAACACTTGAAGCCGCCGGCATACCAGTGATCCCGGTCACCGAACTCTCGGCCGCGTGTTCGGCGTGGCAGAACGACGTAGTAACCCACAACCTGCTGCACCTCTCCCACCCGTCGCTCACGGATGCGGTCAGGTTGGCGGAAGTGAAACGGTCCGGCGAAGCATGGCAGCTCTCACCACGCACCTCACCGATCGACATTTCGCCACTCGAAGCGGTGGTGATCGCAGCACACGCAGCACGAACCGTGACCAAGTTCGCTGGCGGGTTCGTGGACCTCAACGATTTTGACGACGACTAAGGCGGTGTGGTGTGGCTAGTGGAATCCAAATCGCCGGCCTCGCCGGCCTCATCATCGCCGGAGCCTTGACAGGTATCGCCGCGACTGTTGTTGCGGTGTCTGTTGTGGCGATCTATGTCGGCATTGCGATGGAACACTGATGCTGCAACTCCTCAACAAACGCGAAGAACGATCCTTGAACGCGTGGGGTGTCTGGCCGGGTGATGTTGTCGGCACCAAAACCGTGATGCCGGTAACCGAAACAACCGCGCTGCAACTGTTAGCAGTGTCCGGGTGTGTGACGTTGATCGCTGACTCGATCGCCACGCTCCCGGTCGACACGTACATTCGTGGGAAGAATGGTGTCGCACGCGAAACCAGTCCGCCGCGATGGTTGATGCAACCCACCATCGATCTCGACTTCGTTGATTGGGCAACACAAGTTCTGTCGTCGTTGTTGTTGCATGGCAACGCGTTCATCGTCGTGAACCGCAACGTAATGGGCGAAATCGTTGAACTGCTGCCCGTATCACCCGATCTTGTGTCCGTACGGCGCGTAAACGGTACGAAAACGTTCTTCGTGAACGGCTCCCCGTATCCGGGTGAGATACGGCACGTCAAAGGCATCATGCTCGCCGGTTCCGACATCGGCGTGTCGCCGCTCGAGTGGGCGCGGCTTTCCATCGGGTTGGGATTGGCGGCGGTCGATCACGGGACCGACCAGTTCGGGTCCGGACTGAACATGCCCGGAGTGATCGAAAACCCCGGCTTCCTCAACCCCGAGCAGCAGGCCGACCAGGCGAAAGCATGGAAACGATTCCGCACCCGCAAAGACCGCGGACTCCCCGGAATCCTCATCGGCGGATCCACCTGGAAAGCGACCGGGGTCACGAACGAACAGGCACAGTTCCTAGAGCTGCGTCAGTGGACCGCGGCAGAAATCGCCGGCCAAGTGTTCTTCGTCGACCCGCGAGAACTAGGGATCCCGATTTCGGGGTCGACGTTGGATTACACGAACGCCGAATCCCGCTCCGCCGCACTGTTGAAGAAAGCGATGTTGAAGTGGATCATCCGGTTGGAACGTCTCGTCTCCGGATTGATGCCGCCCCGCGAATATATGAAGTTGAACGTCGACGGATTCCTACGCGGCAGCGCATCGGAGCGTTGGGATGTGTACGTGAAAGCGTCAACGATCAACACCCAAGCCGCATCCATCGGAATGCAACCAGTGATGGACACTTCCGAGATGCGCGAGTTCGAAGATTTGAACGTGATCGACACGCCCAGCGCGTGAACGAAAGGACACCCCCATGCAGACCATCGCAGACCGAGCAACATCACAACACGTCATACGCAGCTTCGACTTCACCGAAGTCGAGTTCCGAGACGACACCGAAGGCAAAGTCGTATTCGAAGGCATCGCCTCCGTTGTCGACACGCCGTACACGGTGCGTGACCAGTTCGGAGAGTTCCAAGAAACCATCCGTGCCGGTGCGTTCAACAAAACGCTACGTGACGGCAAAGCCGATGTGGCGTTGTTCATCAACCACGACACCCGCGCCCTTCCCCTCGCAACACGCCTCGACGGGTCACTCAAGTTGACCGCTGATCCGCATCTGTTCGTGCGTGCCGAAATGAACCCGGCCCGCCCATCGGTGCAAGAAGTCCGACACGCAGTCGCTGACGGTCAGGCACGCCAAATGTCGATCGGGTTCAACGTCCCCAAAGCCCGCGACCATTGGAACGAGGACTTCACGGTCCGCGAAGTCGCAGAGTTAAACTTGGGGGAGACGTCGATTGTGTGGCGTGGTGCGTCACCAACAACGCAAGGCGCGATCCGGTCACTCGATGAACTGTTGGAGGCGTTCGACGGTGACCCGGACCCGGACGAACTGCGGCGTGCGATCAAAGCATTAGAGGCCAAACTGCCGGCACCGGTCATCGACCTCGCCATCGCACAACGCGACCTCGCAGACCGCGACCGCCTCGACCGGCTCCGCCTACAAGCAAGGATGGTGGCATAAATGGGACTCCGCTCATGCACAACCGCACTGAACAAGGACGGCCATTACATCCGGGTCGGTGACGTGCTCGATTCCGCACACGAAGCCGTCGTGAAGTATCCGACGTTCTTCTCCGCAACGGATGCCGAACTCGACGCCGTTGTCGCTGGCGCACCGTCTGCGGCGTACACGCAAACGTATTCGACCGCCGCACGCACAGTGCCCGCGGAAGTTGCGGCGATCACCGGCGGAGAATCACCCACCGAAGCCGAACACAACCTCGTCGTAGCCGACCTCCTCGCCTTGAAGAAAGTCGTCAACGCGATCATCGACGACCTGCAAACGATGGGTCTGTTCGCCTAACCCTGCTGGAACACCTTCACACCCCAACCGGGGTGGGTATCCAAACCACTTAGCCAGTAGCTGAGACGCCGCAACGCCGCGAAAGCACCTTGCACCTCAACCAGTGATGGCGCTGACCACGTCGAAAGGATGTGACGCGCATGGACATCAAGTCTCATGTCGAACGGCTCAACACCGAGCTGTTGAACATTGTGGAGGGCGAATACCGCGCCCTTCTCGACGCGACCGCAGGTCGCGAACGCACCGCCGAGGAAGCACAGAAGCTCGAGCGGATGGACGCACGGATCGACGCCATCAAGGCAGAGGTCCGCGAGTTCGTTGCACAAGCCACCCGTGAGAAGGAAGCCGGCGAACTGCGCGAGCAGACGTTGGCCGTGTTCGGTGCGGCGAACGTCGCCCGTTCCGACCGTCAAACGCAGGACGCGTTCCGTGCATGGCTGACCGCCCCGAAGGGTTCCGAGCTTCGTTCGGCACAGTTCGAGATCGACATTCAGCGTGCGATCAAGGAACGTCAACTGCTCCGTCAGGGCGCAAGCGCGGACGAAATCCGTGCCCTCGCCTGGGACGCCACCAGCGGTTCGCTGGTCGTTCCGACGACGATGGCCCGTTCGCTGTTCGACGTGCTGGAGGCCGGCATCGCCGCTTTCCAGATCGGCGCAACAACGCTGACCACCTCCTCGGGTGAGAACATGCAGCTCCCGAAGCTGTTGACGCACGCTGTCGCGACGCAGGTTTCCGGACAGGGCACCACCCTCGCCGGCACCGACCCGACTTTCGGTCGGGTGAACCTGAACGTGTACAAGTACGCGGAACTGGTCAAGGTGTCGAACGAGCTCTTGCAGGATTCGGCATTCAACGTCGAGTCCTGGCTCGGCGGCGACCTCGGCTACGCGTTGGCACACGTCATCGACGCTGACCTTGTCGTCGGTACCGGTACGGGTGAACCGACCGGTATGACCATCCTCGCCGGTGCAGGCACGAACGCACCCGTCACCACGGGCGGCAGCTTGATCGCTCCGACGGTGGAGAAGTTCATCGACACCCAATACAGCGTGAACGACAACTACCGTCGCAACGCGAAGTGGCTGATGAAGGACTCCGTCGCCGGCACGATCCGCAAGCTCCGCGATGGTGCGGGTGGCACGGTCGGCGCGTTCCTCTGGGAGCCGTCACTCACTGCCGGTTTGAAGGACGGTTCACCGGACCGGTTCCTCGGTTCCCCGGTGTACACCGACTCAAACTGTGCCGCAGCAGGATCGAACGCCATCCTGGCAACGTACGGCGACTTCTCGCAGTACACGATCCGCACTGTCGGTAACCCGGTCATCGAGCGTGACGACTCGGTCGGTTTCGCAACCGATGAGGCGTACTTCCGTGGCAAGTGGCGTGTCGGTGGTAACCACCGTCAGGTCGGCGGACTGAACACGCTCGTCCAGAACGTCTAGTTCTGGCTTGTTCCTCCAGCAGGGGAGCACCCGCAGGCTCGAAAGGGTCTGCGGGTGCAGCTCGCTGGAGTCCATACCAACCCCTGCTGGAGGACCTTCATGGTGCATCGGATAGCGAAAGACAACCTGGAAACCGCGCTCATGCAAATGGTGCGCGGCGGACAACACATCGACGCGATCACAACCGACGAGAACGGTGACTGGCTTGTCGTCACAGTCGACCGCGACTACGAAACCCGTGGTGCCGCGTGAAGATCCTGATCCACTCCAACGGCCCGGAAGTCAAAACCGGGTACGGCGTACAAGTAGCGATGCTCGCAGACCGTCTGGTCGAAGATGGGCACACCGTCGGCGTCTCGTCCACCTACGGGCACCTGTCATCGCAGGGGATTGGCCGGTGGGTGACACCGCACGGCAAAACGATCCCCGTCTACCCGTCACGGTTCGACGCCGCCGGGAACGACGTACTGATCGCGCATTGCAAACAGTTCTTCGCAGGCGACGACGGGCTACTGATCCCGCTGCTCGACATGTGGTCACTGTCAGCGCGGCAGGTTCGCGAACTGAAACAGATGAACGTCGCCGCCTGGACCCCGGTCGATCATGCCCCCGTACCGGAGATGGTCACAGATTTCTTCGCCTGGTCAAACGCAACCTGTGTCGCAATGACACGGTTCGGTGAAACAGAGTTCCGTAACGCAGGACTCGACCCGACCTACATTCCGCTCGCTGTCGATACGAAGGTGTACAAGCCGACATTCTCAACAGTGGTCGGTGGGAAGTTGTTGAACGCCCGCGAGTTCCTGAACGTCCCACCGACCGCGTTCTGTGTCGGCATGGTCGGAATGAACAAAGACCCGAACGACCGTAAAGGTTTCTCCGAGGCGTTCCAAGCGTTCGCAGAGTTCCAAAAATCGCATCCCGACGCCATCCTGCATGTGCATTCGGAACGTCACGCACACGCAGGCGGTATCGATCTCGTCGAGTTGGGGTTGGCGTGTGGGATACCGGATCATGCGTTGCGGTTCACGAACCAATACGCCTACATGGTCGGTCTGCCACCGGATTTGATGGCCCTGATCTACACGGCGTTCGACGTACTTCTCGCCCCATCGGTCGGTGAGGGGTTCTGTGTGCCGTTGATCGAAGCGCAAGCGTGCGGTGTGCCAGTGATCGCGTCGAACTTTACCGCCCAACCGGAGCTTGTCGGGGCGGGGTGGACTGTTGGCGGGCAACGCTGGTGGGATGCCGCTTCCCGGTCGTGGTATCAGCGCCCCAACGTCGGTGAGATCATCGACGCCCTCGAAGCGTCATACAACGCCGACCTGGAAGCGATGCAGGTCAAGGCGATCGCGTTCGCACAGGACTACGACATCGACAAAATCTTCGACGAATACTGGCGTCCGTTCATCGAAGCATCCGACCCGCTCCCCCCCGCGACAAGACCGCCAATGGACAAAGTCGCGGTCATCGTCCCGGCGTTGAACAGGCCGGCGAACGTCCCCACCCTCTACGGGTCGTTCAAAGCGCACGGTGGCGGCGCAGCCTTGTATTACGTGTGCGACGCTGACGACACCGAGCAGATCGCCGCCGTCGAAGCCGCCGGAGCGAGCTGGATACCAGCCCACCGGGGGACGTCGTTCGCCGGGAAAGTCAACTCCGCGTACGAACAGTTGGGTGAGTCGGTTGACTGGCTGTTCGTCTGCGGTGACGATGTCGAGTTCACCGAAGGATGGTTGGACAAGCCGCGTGAACTGTCCACACGGTTCGATGTGATCGGCACCAACGACTCCGAAGCGGGCCGTGTACGGAACCCGAAGGTTGCGGA